TAAATTTTGCTCAAGATAGTATTATTTTTAAATTTAAAGGAGAAAGCATTAGTGCTGTTTTTGAATCATCTGGAACGATTACTAATGACGCGGGTGTTAAATCTTTACAACTTGTTGGAGGTGGAGGTGCTGCTGCACCTATTATCCGTGGTCTTCTTATGACCCCTCAAGGTGTTGTCCCAACATTAAATGTAACAGACGGAACATATAATGGTTATTCAACTACAACTACAAATATAAATAAAGATGTCGCATCTGGCGGGAATTTAATAAGTTTCGGATCAACTGCAGCAAGTGATTTATTTGGATATGAATTAGGTAAAGTTGATGATAATGGATTTGAAGTTCTTTTAAATGGTTTTAATAATGACAAGCAACCTATAAGACTAACATGTTCATTTGATCCAAACAGCGTTAATTATTTTGCAAAAGTTTTAAACACAGACCCAGAAAAGATTGAAGAATGTGGACATTATCTTTATTCACATTGGGATATTGATCCAAAAGTTGCTGAAATTTCTATGATAGGCAAGTTTAAATCATCTGGTGTAGCTGCAACTATGGAATCAGCAGCATTTTGTTTACCATCTAAGGGAGATAGAAATGTTGAAACTGCTGGAAAACCTAACTTTGAAGCATTTGATTCAAGGTTTAGAACAGCATATTCTCCTTGGATGATGTCACAAAAGTTTGGTGGTCAATCAAAGCAATTATTTAAACTTCATTCTCTTGATGATGGTGCTGTTGGTAGTGATAGATTTAGAATTTTAGTTTCTGACTTAAAACTAGGAAAAACAGCAAGTGATTGGTCAACATTTACTTTGGCATTAGAATCATTCGATAGTGATCCAATAGATGGCGAAACAATCATTCAGTGGAAAAATTTAACATTTGATCCTAATAGTAGAAACTTTATTGGTAGAGTTATTGGTAATAAAAATGTTTATTATGACTTTGCAAAGAAAAAGTTAGTTGAAGAAGGTGAATTTGAAGTTAGAAACAAATTTGTTCGAATTGAAATGACTGATGAAATGATGTCAGGTGATTTAGATGTGACTACATTACCATGTGGATTTAAAGGATATAGAACTTTAAATACAAACATTAGTGGTTTATTTGACGAGTCAGGAACAGATGGATCAGGTGCTTCTAGATTACTCTCAGTAAATTCTCTTAATGGATTAGAGGTTTTACCTTTACCTCTTGTAAAGACATTAACTAGAGAATCTGGTGTAACGAAAGAAGCATCTACATCACTTCCATGGGGTGTTAAATTTGCAAAGAAAGAAAATGCTGGACTTCATAAAGAATTAAGCGAAATTAGATTTAATCAAAGTGTTAAGTCATGGACAAAATTCTATCCTGATATGGGAACAGACTCTTTCTCAAAAGAATCAACAGAGGAATTTTCTTTGGAAAATATTGTTGTTGCTGATGCAAGTAATATCGACTGGTCTACTTCTGAGTATGCTAGATCAGGAAGTCATGGATCAAAAGAAAATATTGTTATTAATTCAGCAGCTTCTGGATTAAATGTTAAATATCTTAAATTTAGATGTTTAATGCAAGGAGGATTTGATGGTCTTAATATTCTAAATAAAGAAAAAGCATCTTTAAGTTCAATTGCAGCATATCGTGAAGCTAATGAAGAAGTATCAAATGTATTTACAGGACCTACTGTTGAATCTTTGAAGAAAGCAATTGATGTCCTTAGTGATACAAGTGCAACAGAGATTCAACTTCTTGCAATACCAGGAATACGTGAACCTTTAATAACTGATTATGCAATTACAGCTTGCGAGAGTAGATTTGATGCAATGTTGGTAATGGATATTGAAGAGATAGCGGTTAGTACTCCTATAACTGATGGTTCAAAGCCTCATGTACAAAGAACAATTAATAGATTTGATGGAAGACAACTAGATACATCATTTGCTGCGGCATATTTTCCTGATGTTATTTCTCGTCGTTCATCAAATAATACACCTATTCAAGTGCCTCCATCAGTTTGTATGCTTGGAGTAATGAGCCAGAATGATACACTTGCTGATCCTTGGTTTGCACCAGCTGGTTTGACAAGAGGTCGTTTAAATGCTTCTAACTCTAAAGTTCAAATGAGTAGAGATCTTTTAAACAATCTTTATGATGCAGATATTAATCCAATTTATATTCCAGCTGGGAGGAATGGTGAAGTTTATGCATTTGGACAAAAGACTTTGTTGCAAAATCAATCTGCACTTGATCGAATTAATGTAAGAAGACTATTAATTAATCTTAGACGTAAAGTTAAAGCAGTTGCAAACACATTATTGTTTGAGCCTAATAGAGCATCAACACTTGAAAGATTTAGTTCATTAGTTGAGCCAATTATGTCAGAAGTTCAAGCTAGACAAGGTGTTGATCGTTACAAAGTTCAGATTGATACTTCGACAACAACACAGAATGACGTTGAAAACAATACAATCCGAGGAAAGATATATCTACAGCCTACTAAGTCTGTAGAATTTATTTCTCTTGACTTTGTTGTAACTAATTCAATTGATTAATATATAAACATATAAAAGAATTTTAGGAGATAAATAAAATGGCAGAGACACTTTCAGTCACGGAAATGATTCCAAATAAGTTTGAGCCAAAAAGAAAGAACCGTTGGGTTTTCGCAATTGAGGGTATTGATGCCTTTATCCTTAAAACTGCAAGTCGACCTTCTTTTACTATTGGTGAACAAGAGATTAACTTTATTAACGCTAAGCGATATGTTGCTGGTAAAATGACATTTGATACAATGAATGTTACACTTCATGATCCTATTGCACCTAGTGGAGCGCAACAAGTTATGGAATGGATTAGGACTCACTACGAGTCAGTTTCAGGTAGAGCAGGATATGCAGATTTTTATAAAAGAGATTGCCAACTCAAACTTTTAGATCCAGTAGGGACTGTTGTAGAGTTATGGGACATTAAAGGAGCATTCTTAACAAATGCAAACTTTGGTGATCTTTCTTATGATGCAGAAGATCCAGCAGACATTTCTTTAACAATTAGGTTTGATAACTGCGTTCTTCAATACTAATTTCTTAAACATTTAACACCCTATTTTTTATAACTGATAAATAGTTATATAAGAACATATAAAAATAGGGTGTTAAATGTCAAATATCGATAACGCACAGATTAGTGGTAGGATTATAACGCCATTTGTCTTTAAAGACGAGCAGGCAGTTTCACTAACACAAGAAACTCTATCAGTCATTGGGACTGCATCTGAAGGTCCTGCATTCGTACCTCAACAAGTTGTAAGTTTTAAAAAATCAGATTCTATTCTAAATTCATGGGAGAATATATTCGGAGAATTTAATAGTCAAAGTGAAGACTTAGGACCAATTACTTCTAATATTTGGATGAATAATACAGGAAATCAACTTACTTATACAAGAGTCTTAGGTATTGGTGATGGCAATGGATTAAATGAAAGCGGAAAATACAATCATGCAGGTTTTGTTGTAGGTGATAATCCATTAAGCGGAAGTGCTTATACTATTGATGGCGGTGATCAAGGGAAAACTCACTTTTTCGGCTCAGTATATAAAAATATTGAATTTGAAAATTATATTTCACCGTATGATGATTATATAGAACAAATTACAGGTGATTCAAATATTGAGAAAATAGGTATAGTAACTGATGTAGTGTTTGCTACAAGCGGATCTGTATTACATTTACAAAATGATAAATTAGACGATTTAAAAATTGACCAAGTACATAGTGGATTAACAACAAATAATTCATCTATTCAAATTGATTTTGGATTAAAAACTTCTATATTAAAAAGTCCAAAAATTTATATTCAAGGACATATTAAAGAAGATAAAACAATTATAAATAAACCTGATAAGACAGATTTATATAATAAATCAAACTTATTCGAATCTTCGTTTAATACAACTCCTGAATTTTATTTTTATAAAGGTAATTTAAATTATGCTTCTTTTAGAAATACTAGTCCTTTATTTGAATCTTCTTTAAACAATGAAATAAAACATTTTGTTGCAACAGGAAAAAATTTCTGGAATGAAGAAATTAACTCTTCGAATGGTGAAGAAATAGTAAATTATGAATCATTTGAATCAATTTATCAAAAAGCAAGAACCCCTTGGATTGTTTCTCAACCTGTTTATAAAGAAGATGGGTATAGAGAAAACATGTCAAAATATTGTAAAAGACTTTTTAGACTACACACATATTCAGATGGTAAAAAAGGAAATAAATACAGATTCAGGATTAAACCAAGAAGATTAGGAAAAAGCTTTTCTCGAGATGATAAAGAGTCATGGTCAATTTTTGATTTAATTGTGTACAAATATAATTATTTAAAAAATTCTTTTGATAAAATTATTGATTTTGTTAATTTAGATCTTAATCCTAAAAGCGTGAATTATATAGGGAAAAAGATTGGATCAGAGAGAGAGTATTATGATCTAGATAAAAAAGAGATAATACATGAAGGATTTTATAAAAAAACAAACAATCATGTATTTGTTGAAATAGAAGATGATGTAGAATACATGGTGAATGAATCGACGTTAATCCCTAGTGGATTTTCTCCTTATCCACACATGAATATAGATAAAAATAAATTAAGTTTATCTGATGATATTTCTGGTATTAGTAATGTAATTCATAATCCGCTTATTTATGTAGGCAACAGGAAAATAAATAAAGTTGAAAATAATAATATTAATTATGATTTGTCTGAAAGTCATTGGGGAGTTTTGTTTGATAAAACAAAAAGTGTTAAAATAGAAAATATTTCTCTCCTTGGAGAGTCGCAGGTTTACAATTTCGAATTCAACAAGTTTGTCAACAGTTCTTCTAATGAATATCATTTTTATCATAATTACACAAAATATTTTCAAAATTTTAGAGAAAATAAATTTTGGACAACTCCCTTAGAAGATACAGTAGAAGATACACATAATGATTTCTTTCACTTAGAAAAAATTCTTTATCTTCCTCAAGAAGAAACAATAAACGAAAAGTGGAATTACTCTTTCTATAGAAGAGATGCAAAAGATGTATCTGATATGAGTAAAATACCTTCAGCATTTAAATATATTAATATTAATGAAGTTTTACAATCTGAAAGTGAAGCTGATTCACCTAATTCAAAGTTTTTAAGTTTTGACTTTTTTAGTTTTGGTGGATTTGATGGTATTAATATTTTAGATGAGTATAAAAGAAAAATGAGTAATGAATCTTGCTTAAGAGAATATGATCAAGAAATATTATCTGAAACAAAAGGACAAACTTCCTATGCATATGAAACAGCAAAGAATATAGCAATAAATATTGACAATTTTAGATGTGATGTTTTTTATATTCCAGGAATATCTCACCCAGAATTAGTTTCTGATATTGTTGACAAAGCAAATGACTTATCTAAGTTTACTTATGTTTTTGATTCTAACGAATATGATGAATCTAATAATCTAATTAAAGATTCATATTATTTTAATAACACTGATAGAAATGTCAATGATTTATTAGATGAAAGAGATTCTATAAAGTCTTCAATAATACTAGGGACTAATAACTCTTTTAATAGACAGACTCAAAGATTTTTTAATTCTAGATATAGTATAAATCTATTAAATAGATGTGAAGCAGTAATTAATGATAGTACAATAGAGATTCCATCTTCTTTAGTGTTTATTAATTCTTTATCTCAAACTTCATCGATTAACCAATCTATAGATAGTGTAGATTATAACAATAATATAATTACAATAGCTAATATTGTAAACTCTAAGTTTATATATAACAACAATGAATTTGATAATTTATTAATAGATTCTAAGAAAAAAGAAACTAATATTAATCCTATAGGTGTTATTTCTTCAAACAAGAAAATAAAACCATTATCTTCAAATACTTTAGTTCAAGATAGAAAAAGCATATTTTCTCGTTATCATAATGTTAGAATTATTTTGGATATTAAGAGAAATTTAAAAAATCTTTTAATATCATCACCTGTTATAGGTGATGACACAGTATTATTTTCGTTAAATTCAAATAATAATCCTAGTTTTAATCTTAAAGGACAAGTTTCTTTAATCATTGAACAATTCTTGCAGACTTATGTAGATAGAAGAATTATAAAAGAATTTTATGTTGATTTATCACTATCTGAATTAAATAGCAAATCTTCTATAAAAGACAATTTAGAAAACACACTTTCAGGAGCAATTGGTCTTTCTTTATATGATAATTCTTCAAACGAAGATTTTTTAATAAATATTAATTTAAATAACTTATTAAATGATATTAATGATTTTACAGAAGAAAATAATGTTAATATAATTAACATAAACAGATAAAATACACTTGGAGTAAAAATGAACAAACTAGATGAACCTATCAAACCATCAGATATTTCTGATAGTGGACCAATTAAAAAGAGCAATGTTATGCTTGATGACTTTGGCATTAACATTGCTGCTGAAGCAGTTCCTTTACCATCTAGAGGCGTTATTTATAGTAATAGTGGTCTTCAAGATACAGAAACATTAGAAATTAAACCAATGACTGCAAAGGAAGAAGACATTCTAACTTCTAGAGCATATATTAAAAATGGAACTGTTATTTCTAAACTTATAAATAGTTGTTTGATAGATAAGTCAATTAACCCTGACGATTTGATATCTGGAGACAGAAATGCTCTTTTGATCGCATTGAGAATAACAGGATATGGTTCTGATTATAAATTAGAAATTAGTTGTCCTGAATGCGGAAAGACAAATAAAAGTACATTCGATCTTTCACAATTACCAATTAAACGTTTAAGAATTGACCCTGTTGAATTAGGAACTAACATATTTGAAATTCAACTCCCAGTTACAAAGAAAACAGTAAAAGTTAAATTCTTAAATGGTCATGATGAACGTGAAATGATGATCATTAATGAACGTAAAAAGAAAAGTGGATTCAACGTTGAGAATTCTGTAACTGATAAGTTGTCTAGATCAATTCTTGAAATTGCAGGTATTACTGACAAGAATAAGATTAATTTGTTTGTTCAAAATATGCCTGCAAGGGATTCTTTAGCATTAAGAAGATTCTTGGATGACCATGAGCCTGGTGTTGATATGAAATCACACATGGTATGTTCTCATTGTCATGAAGAAAGTGAGGTTGATTTACCAATCGGCGCCTCATTTTTTTGGCCTGACGCCTGATAATAAAGATATTGTTTTAGAACAAATATTTATTCTTATGCAACACTTAAACTTTAGCTATAAAGATGCATACTTTCTTCCTGTTTGGAAAAGAACTTGGTTTATTGGTAAACTAAAAGATAACATAGAAAA